GAATATATTGCGAAAGGCCCTGTATCATATCTCTCTGATGTAGACATACAAGCCCGGATAAAGCTAACAGACATGCTGTTCCAAGAGAATAGATTTTTGTACGACGCTAGCTTAGAAGAGCAAGTGGGGTACTATCTAGGGGGTCCATCAATAAGCAGCTTCAAAAAACAGCTGCGTGGTTGGGATGATGCGATGGATAAGCGATATGATCGCGCGTTTGAAAACTTTGCCCCAGTCGGCATTAGTAATATGCTACAAGCGGTGCGTTATGCTGAAGAGGGTGGGGCTAGAACACGCCGTGGGCAGTTCATTGTCGAAGATATGCCGACTTCAGATCTAGTGGCTAAAGCAATCGGATTCAGACCATACAGTCTTTCTAGGCAGCAGGATATAAACGCTAGAAATCAAAGAGTGCAGCGAACAATTACTGAAGAGCGTGGAGATTTAATGAGCAAATGGAATATTGCTACTTTAAACCGTGACTATGAACGTATGGAAGAAGTTTTAGATGACATTAAAGACTTTAGTAAAAAGAATCCTTCATACCCAATAACCAACAAGGACCTTATAAAGTCTTCTAAGTCTTTCCAAACTCGTACAGACACTATGCAGCATGGTGTTGCTATAAATCCAAAACTAAAAGGAATCATAGAAGAAAGTAACAGGGAGTTTGAAAGAGAAGACTAAAAAAAACTCCCTGATGCCTCGGAACATCAGGGAGCAAGGCAAGAGTAGCAAAGGGGAAGATGCTACTCTGTATCCTAAAACTTTATGTTGTACGCCATATACGTACACCTAACTTACCACTTTCTATGGTGGTTTTGGCTTTATACTGCCAGCCTTTTCTTTTAAATATTACGTTAACTTGTTCTCGTGCTTTGCGAGCATTGATGCATGGTATGAACACCGAAGCGCCAACTACCATCTTATCCCAGCGTACGATAATACGTACGTCATCTGGCGCTATGTCATCAAGTTTCAGCATCTTCTTCTAAGCCAACATTAGAACAGTCAACACACATAACATGTGAGGGAGGCATCTCTGTTGGTGTGCCCTTAGTCAAACGCATCTTTACAGACCTACCTTTATAGTTAGTCTTAAAGTCTTCTATCAAAGAACCATAGTTTATTTGTTGTTTAGCGCACCAAGACTTCAATACTTTAGGTACTATGTATAGCTTCTTAACATCAGTCTCATAACGACCTACCAACCGTACGCGTGGGTCAGACTCAGGGATTACTAGGCCATCCATGCCATTGCCCTGCTGTTTACGCATATCAGCAGTGCTCTTAATTTTTAGTATGCTACCCCAATGCTCATGCACAAAGTCATTTAATACGTCAGCGGTAGAAGATATTAGTTCCCCAGACGTACGTTTGTTTTCCTCTAGTAAACGTAGCGCATACCTAAAGAACCTTTCCTTGTCGTAGTTTAGTAGCCCTATCTCTCTAGCTAACAGGAACCCAGCAATGGTTACAGTAGCACCGGCTGACCAAAACCTATCTTGTGCAGTAAGCTGCGCCGCGCTATCTACTTTGCGTTGTACTTCTTGTAGTAAGGATATAACTCTATCTAAGTTCTGTATAACGTGTTGCATGTATGGTACACCTGCATGCCCAAAAATACTTTTAGAGTTAGTTTGGTGTACATCAGTAAGGTGTTTAGTCTTAGATTCATCAAACAACTTAACCGCTTTTGTTTCTAGCATACGACCTGCTTCGGCTTTCGGGGCGTTTTTGAATGTACTTATAGTTTCAATAACACTCGTGTTACCCGTCGATACAGATAGTAAACTCCACGGCTCACCTCGAGTGCGTTCTGTGTTTGAGTTACCTGACATCCGGTTACGTTGCTTACCACTAGATAGCTGATACACTAAGTTGGATAATTGTTCCCCATCCCCATTTGTTAACTCATCAATATAGAATGGTAAATTCTTATACACCTCACCACGCAACATCAAGGAGTTCTGAGTATCTACGGCATTCACAACTATCTGCTCAGGGTCACCCCACACAGATGCTCCTACATACATGGCGGTAGTCTTACCAAGCCCATGCTCCTTACTATGAACGTGAAAGCCAGAACATGCTACCGGCATAAGTGCCATAAGCGGAGAACCAAACGATGTAGCCACTATGTACTGATGCAGCTCAAACCCCTCTCTATCATAGAAGTTAGCCATTTGTTTCCATCGTTCCAAAGACCCTTTAGGTTTAAACGCATTCATTAGCCCAGCGGTTGCTTTAGACGGGGGATTAGACCTCACTTCTGTTGCGGTTATCTCTTGATTACCTACAATAAACGATTCACATGTATCATCGGTCCAACCAAACTGAGTGCGAGCCTTGTCAGCTTTTGTTGTAGCCTGCAGCTCATTAATCCAAGTAGTCATATAAGTCATAAGTTTATCCATCTTAGTTACTGCCACGCCTTGCATGGACATTTGTTTTCTAAATTCTTCTCTCGAAGTTATCGCTGTAAGAGGAACCGTAAATTCCCGCACGCCATCTTGTGGTAGGTGCAAACGTATTACTACAACCTCACCAAGGTCGACATCTACAATACGGTTTACAATATAAATATCATTGTGATATATGATCTCTTCATCAGGTTCGCCTTCATCGTTTGATGTGCGTATGTATACCCCACCAGTGTTAGCGCCACGAAAGTATGGCTTAGGATACTCCGGGATTACATAAGTAGTAGTCGGTGTATTAGGTAAATCTAATGCTGGTACCTCTACTATATTATCTTCTGCAGTAGCTTCTTTTATACTGCTACCTAACGATATGGGAGACTTTATCTTCCCCCAATGCGGACACTTAGTACATACATCTGGGTTGTACTCATCGAAGTGGTGACATAGGTAAGGGCCTTTAATCTTATCAAACTTATCCTGTGTTTCTTCTGCTGAATACTCCGGGTGATTCTTAGACATTATGTGTGCAGCTTTCTGCCCATCAGAACAGAACTTAGCTATAGATAAACCTGCTCTCCATATAGGCTCACTACACTCATCTTGCTTTGTTACTATGTCAACTAACTGCGCACAGCTAGATTCTCTAGTAATAATATCTTTAAATTTATGTTGCTTGTTGCCCATCAACGCTTCTTGAAAAGCAGTTATGGGTTGCGTATCTATCTTCTGTGGCGTAGGAATCTTATCTGCACCGATGCCCTTAGCGAACTCATCAAGAGTCACATACTCAGGCACATGCCCACTGTAAAACTCAACAGGAGACGGCGGTTCTGTCTTATGATTGTGCGTAGTAGGTATACGCAGTACACGAGCCGCATCGGCAGTTACTGATGGATCAATAATAAACCCATGATTCTTACACAACTGCTTCAAATGATCTGCTACAGGCTTCCAATCGTCCCGGCTAACAGCTGCAGACAAAGGCCAATAACAATGTACACCCCTACCAGAATCAACTAGTAGTGGGCGTGGTAACTCAACCTTCTTACAAAATCTTTGTAGGGCTTGAAGTCCTTCCTTCTTGGTTGGATAATCTCTGCCTTCCCCGCAGTCGATGTCCATAAAGAAAGATTTTAACTGTTTCACGTTGTCAGCTACACGCGTACCACTTTCTTCAAACGTAGCCAGTGCAAAGTATGGGCTATACCCACGAGCATCTAGCCTACGTGCTTCTTGTAGCAACGAATCATACGTTGTATGAAACGTTTGTGGTCTATCGTTCTGTCCTAGCTTGACAGCAAATAAACAGTAGTATCCGTCATCCCCTGTGACGTGTCGCAAAAATACTTCTGCATCCATAATACATTCCTAATTCCGAGGGTGGAGATAGCAGGGGCGCATGACGCGCCCTTTTCGGTTATACCTAGCTAAGTTTTTGGACTAGTCGTCCCAGTCGTCTACGATTGATGCAATATCAGCGTCAGACTTTTTTGGTTTTGGTGTTGCTTTTTTACTAACTTTCTTTGGTTCAGGAGTTTTCTCTTCCCCAAACTCACCTTCAATAACATTGGTGGCTGGTTTAGCCTCTACAACTTCAAATGGATTGTCTTCCGAAGAAAATTCAAAACCACCCTCCACTGCTCCAAACGGTGATGCCGCTTCCATTGGTAGATACTTAATAACCTGCACAGCTTTTAAACGCAAAGAAATACCTGCTTCACGCATGTTGTATGGTACAAATACCACCGCAACATTAACTGTACTACCTGTGGTAAGTAGAAAATCGTCAGGTAGTTTAGCTCCTTTAGAATCATATTGTACAGGCTTTAATGTAGCCTCTTTACCATAAGCACCTTTTAAGGTGGCTTTATAGGTGTACATACCATCGTCATCTTTAGTGAATGGCATATCAACTTTCTCAGGCCAACCCTTTTCTTTCCTTTCTTCATATGCTGCAGACATACCTTTGTACAACTCTTTAGCTTGATCTTTACTCATACGAAACTTAATCTCGTATTTAGCGCCATCTTCAAACGCGTCACAGGGTACTGTGCGGTTCTCTGTGTTATCAAACTTATAAGTTTTGTTTATACGAGGCCATTGTGCCTCAACGTTTTGTATTACATAACTGCTATTTGTATTAGCCATAATTAATTACCTTGTTTATTCGCATTTAACTCAAACCCACCCTCAACAGCGGAGAACGGTGATGGAGCTTCCCCAGACACAGGTACAACCGATGTTATAGCCGTCTTAGTGTCTGCGTGTACTACCATTTCCGCAATTTTACTTGCCATATCTCTGTCTACTGAGCGCATTGGTTTAAAGTAAAGTTTAGGTACAACACTGTCTTTATCGAAAGATATATTCGTAACGACAGCAATAACTGACGTACCGTGTGCAGCTAAATGACGAGCATATTCTTGCATGCCCATGTTTCCATTTACTACCCTGCCAAAAATAGAACTAGCCGGGATCTGCAACTGATACACCTCTTCGAGGTCTCCCTCAAATACAACTGCTAGCCGTTGTTGAAACCGGCAAGCCCTACCACCATTTTCGCCTGAACCTCTTACATTTTGCGTACAATCCATACATCTACGAGCTTGTACATTGTCTTCTGGTACATCCGAAGATGGCCTTTGTGTATCATCAGACCAACATACTGGCGCAGTAGACTTGTTAGGGTCAAACTGACTGCCGTAATATGATCTTGATACCAGTGCAGCATTCACAATAATTACGTTCACGTTATCGTAGGGCAAAACTTCTTGCTTACCACCATCAAATATAGTGAACATACCACCGCGTATGCTTAACCGTCTCACTAGAAATCCTCATCTAGTACGCTAGTGTCAAATACAAAATCACCAGCTTCTTCCTTAACTTCTTTCTTAGTTGCCTTTAGATCATCCTCATAGTTGGAATCCAAAAAGGCTTTTTCAATCCCTTGAATATCATAGCGATATGTTTTACCAATCTTTACATACATGTCACTATCTATCTTCCCTTCTGTAACCCATATTCGTACAGTGTGAGGCGTTACACTAAACAGCTCCGCCACATCCTCTACGGGCACATACTTATCTGCCATCATTTTCTCCTCACTGAAACAATATATTCAGAATCTACGTTAAGACCTTTTGGTACTTGGTCTGGGTTCTCTTCTAGGTATTGCTTCATATTAGATTGGTTTACACGCTTATCTAACAATTCTGGTACTTCGTTCTCCAATATAAATTCGTGCATTGAAGACCAATCACTAGTCCAGTAACGTGTTTTAGCCGACCTATAAAACAAACCTGATGAAGTTCTTACACTATCTACGCCCTGTTCCTCACAGTAATCCAACAAGGCTCTCTTAACCTTATCTAACTGTTCAACTAACTCAGCGTCCTTCTCTTTAAAATCTGCTGATAACTCCGCACGCTTATCTTTTATCTTCAGATAAACCGTTGTCAGCTTCTCAGCATTTGGTACATCACTCATCTTTCGCTCCTTGTTCAAAGGGATTCTTACAATAGCTTAGGATGACTTACTAGTCAAGCACTTCTTTGTATAAGTCTATCATCTTCGTATGTATGTCTATCCTATTGTCGAGCAATGTATAAACTCTCTTCTCTGCAAACGACCCTTGTAGGTGCACCACCGTACACTTTTGATCTTGTCCAGACCTGTGTACCCGGGCATTGGCCTGCGCGTACGTCTCCAGTGAACTAGTGGGTGCCCACCATATAACTGTGTTAGCCGCTGTAAGTGTTACACCATGTGCCGCAGACTGCGGTTGAATAACTAATACTTTAGGATCATCTTTCTCCTGAAACCGCTTAAATATATCTGTACGCCTTGCCGCACTAACGTCACCACGTATCACCTCAACAGTAATCCCGTCCTTACGTAGCTTCGCTGTCAACAAATCAATCGTATGCTTAAAAGGAACAAACACTAAAACTTTTTTACTAGACTCATCAATTACTTCTCGCATTACCTTATATCGATTTGATATATCAAACTCCAATGCCTCACCTGTATCGGTATATACAGCGCCAGATGATATTTGTAACAACTTATTCATGTTTACAGCTGCGTTTGCTGCAGTTATTTGTTCTCCTGCCGCTTGCATAACCATCTTATTTTTTAATTCTTTATAGTATTTCTTTTGTTGTGCAGTCATATCTATCTCACGTTGCACATATACCATAGGAGGTAAGTCAAGACACTCGTCCTTCGTGTAACGTATGGCAGGCTGTAAAGATTTATGCACTATGTCTGTCGCGTTGTCTTTTGGTATCCATTTAAAGTTGGTAACTTTGTGCATCACCAAGTCTCGGAAGGAACCAAAGAATCTTGGAACTCCATTTGGATTAACTAACTTAGCTATACCATACGCATCAGTTGGACTTTGAGCCGCAGGTGTACCTGTCATCATCCATAACCAAGTATCTTTGTTAATAAGTTTAGCTAGTGTCTTCCATCGTTTGGTCTGTACATTCTTGTAGTGAGTAGCTTCATCAACAATAATTAAATCAAACCCACCCTCCGCTACAGCATCTCTAACTATTTCTACACCGTCATAATTTATTATCACGTAGTCAGCATCACCGGCAATTATTTCCCTGCGCTTCTTGGCTGAACCATAGGCTACGTCTACCTTGCGATGCATAGCAAAATTAAATAAATCATTGCGCCATGCCGACTCCATAATAGATAAAGGACATATAACTAACACTCGATTTATCTTATTTTGATTTAATAAGTAGTCTGATGCCCATATAGCACTGGCTGTCTTGCCCGTCCCTTGTTCGTTAAAACAAAAAGACTTTTTATTCAACGTCATAAAACTCGCGGTAGCTTTCTGATGATCGTATGGATCATACCTACCCGTCCACTTATATCTACCCTCTATGGGTGAGGGAGCATTAATCCCTATATTCCTTAATACTTGCACTTCGTCAACTCCCCAATTAACTAATACTTCATGTTCTGATAACGTCTTACTCTTTGGTATTACACTCGTCACCCTACCGGGAGAGCGTAAGTTAAGTAGTAGCGCTTTGTTATCCACGATCTTCAATTATTATTCTCCGTCAGTTAACCTCGTAAAGCGGTCTTCGCTATACGATTAATAGGCCCCGCTTCGTCCACAGATGAGGCTAAGTCCGACAAAATAGGTTTACAATATACCCTGAACTAACTCGATTTTGTACAATATTACAGTGAGGAGGAACTCCCACTTTTTGTATTTTTTTTCTGACGCATCAAGCTGAACGTCTATCACCACATCAACAAATTACTTTTTCTTAGGCTTATGCCCATTCCGAGATCTATTCTTACTAGGACTTTCTAGTTTGTAACCATCTTCGTTACTGCCACCATCTTTCAACATCTTGTTGTGACTAATGTCCTTGCCTTTACGGGCAGCCTTACCATTCTTCTTATCAAACGCACGTCTTGCGCGTTGACGTTCCATTCTTCTTTCAAATGTGTCACTACCAACCGGGGCGTTTACTTGCTTCTTTCTTCTACGTCTCATTAGTGCCTCCCATTGTGCACACATTCTGTAACTAAACAATGTCGTTTACATAACCCACTCTGGTGAGCATTCCATACATCGTTATCAAATGCTGTTTCCATACGATTGTAATCAGCTAACCACTTCTCCCACATCTTACC